AAGAAGTCAGATGGGTTCAGATGAACCAACTAAATTCACAGAAGACGAACTAAAATCTTTACAAGAGTTACAAAATATTTATGCAAGTATTTCAACTCAATTTGGACAAGTTAAAGTTAGTCGTATCAATTTAGAAAGACAACTAAATGCACTTGATGAAGCGGAAGACAATCTTACAACAGATTGGGAAACAAATCGTCAAACAGAAAATGATTTAGTTAAAAGTCTAAATGAAACATATGGAGCAGGAACTTTAAATCCAGCTACAGGTGAATTTACCCCACAACCTGTTCAAGAATCAGAAAATAAGTAAAAAAAGTAGTCTTATATATACACTTTGAGATTATAAGTTTATATTTATTACTAACAAAAAAATTTCATTAATTGGAGAAAAAAAATGGCAGAAAGAATAGTTAGCCCTGGTGTATTTACACGAGAGAAAGACCTATCTTTTTTACCACAAGGAATTGGAGAAATAGGAGCGGCAATCGTTGGGCCAACACAAAAAGGGCCAGCATTTACCCCGACTATTATCAACAATTTTAGTGAGTTTGAAGAGATATTTGGGACTTTGGATTCTCGTTTCTATGTCCCCTATACGGCTAAACAATATTTAAAATCTGCTGGAACAGTAACAATTGTTCGTGTTCTCGGAATTGGTGGTTATCAATCAAGTGTAATTACATTAAAAACTACAGGTTCATTAGTAGCTACTGATACAGCGGAGGCAAATCCAGAAGCATTTGGTAAAACTCTCGCTATATTAGCACCTACAAGACTTGGAGGTCTTACTGGAGCTAATGTTAAAGATTTAGCAAGTGCACTTACTGGAGCACCCTTAAGTGCTTCTTTATTAGAAGTTAGTGCTTCTACTGGAAATGTAAATAAAACAATTTCCTTTAATACAGGTAGTGAAGACTACATTGATAAACTATTTCCAAGTGACCCACAAAATAATACTGAACCAGTATATTTATACAAAAACTTTAAACAATTTCACGGTAATATAACTGGATATTTATCTGGTAGTATCGTGATAGCATCGTTTGACTCAGCAGGATTGAACTTATCTGATGGAGCAACATCATTTAATTCAGCTGGAACAGCGTCCGCTTGGACAGGTAACCAAGATTACTCATATGCAAGAACACCATACTTACAATCACAAAATGTTGGTAGTTCAAGATATAGTTTATTCAGAGTTTATACCCGTTCACACGGAGATACTGTTAATTCACATTTCAAAATTCACATTTTAAATGTAAAAGACGCTGGTAGTGTAGCGGGTTCTGATTACGGAACTTTCTCATTACAAGTTCGTTCAGTAAACTTTACTAAAGATAGAACAAGAGTTGGTGATGATAGTGTCATAGAACAATGGGATAATTTAACATTTGATTCTAATGAATCTAATTACTTCGCAAGAGTAATTGGTGATAGACATATATCTATCGATTCAGATGGTAAATTAACTTACTATGGTGATTATCCTAATAGAAGTAAACATATAAGAGTTGGAGACTATGGTGATATAGGAACATTCCCAACTACTGTTGTTCCTTTTGGACACAACAAAGTATATGTTCCTTATTATTCATCAACAACAGCAGCAACAACCATAGTAACAGCATCATTCAAAAGAAATCAAAGTTCTTCAATAGCAGACTTTGACCAAAATGCATTCTATGGTTTTGATTATTCTAATTTAGATAATCGTTCCTACCTATCATCAGTATCTTATGGAAGTGGTGGAGCAAATCAAGGGAATAATGTAACAATGTCTCTTGAAAATATGTATGGTTCAGACGGAGCAACCGCCGTAGCAACTAATTTCTCAGGAGAAACAGAATTACTAACACTTTCAGGTTCAGCAATTGAACAAAGAAAGTTTGTAGTTCCTTTCCAATGGGGATTTGATGGATTTAATCCATCTACTCAATATGCAACCGGTGGTGATATAGCAGGTAGTAATACTCAAGGATTCAACTTGAATACTTCATCTGCAAGTGGTTCGATTGTTTACAAACGAGCTATTAACGCAGTAAGTAATCCTGATGAATTTGATATCAATATGATGGTATTACCTGGTGTTATTCACTCAATACACTCAACAGTAACAAATCACGCAATAGATAAAGTTGAAGAAAGAGCAGATACTTTCCTTATTCTTGACACAGCACAATATGGTGATTCAGTAGATACTGTAAGAGATAATGTAAAAACATTAGATTCAAACTATACAGCAACTTATTACCCGTGGGTTAAAGTTCTTGACGAAAACACAAACAGACCAACTTGGGTTCCGCCATCAGTTGTCCTACCTGGTGTCATTTCATTTAATGACAATGTAGCACACGAATGGTTCGCTCCCGCAGGTTTAAACCGTGGTGGTTTGTCAGATGTGTTAGAAGCAAAAACACGACTAACTCATAGTGAAAGAGATAAGTTGTATGAAGATAGAATTAACCCAATCGCTACTTTCCCTGGACAGGGTGTCGTAGTATTTGGACAAAAAACACTACAAGGAAAACCTTCAGCGTTAGATAGAGTAAATGTAAGAAGATTATTGATAGCTTTAAAGAAATTTATCGCATCAACTTCTCGTTTCTTAGTATTTGAACAAAATACAAACGCAACAAGAGCTCGTTTCTTGAATGTTGTTAATCCTTTCTTAGAAGATGTTCAAGCTAATAGTGGTTTGAGTGCATTTAGAGTGGTTATGGATGATACAAATAATACTCCTGACGAAATCGATAGAAATCGTCTAATAGGACAGATATTTATTCAACCAACAAGAACAGCAGAGTTTATAGTATTAGACTTTGTAGTTCAACCAACAGGTGCAACTTTCCCTGAATAGTAGTTAATAAACTGAAGAAAACCCCACTTTTCGTGGGGTTTTTTTTGTATAATAAAACTTCTAAAAAACTTCTACGGTATAATGAATTATATTTAATGATTTTTTTCGTTTTGTTATATTTATTACTGAGATAAATTAGGAGATTTTAAAATGGCTGAATTATTAGACCCAAGTGAAATTATGTTCACACCTTTTGAACCTAAAACTAAAAATAGGTTCATTATGTATATTGAAGGTATACCAGCCTTCACCATCAAAGCAATGAATAGACCAACTATTACATTTGATGAAATTGTGTTAGAACATATAAATGTTAAAAGATATGTAAAAGGTAAAGGTGCATGGCAACCATTAGAAATTACATTATACGACCCAATCGTTCCTTCTGCTTCACAAGCAGTTATGGAATGGATTAGAGAGCACCACGAGTCAGTTACAGGTCGTCAAGGTTATTCAGATTTTTATAAGAAAGATATCACATTTAATTTGTTAGGTCCTGTTGGGGATATAGTTGAAGAATGGACTTTGAAAGGAACATTTATTCAATCAGCAAACTTTGGTGATATGGATTATGGAACATCAGACCCAGTTGAAATAGCACTAACACTTCAATATGATTATGCAATATTACAATTTTAAGGAAATAGATTAGAATGGCTAAATGGAATAGAATATTAAAAGTAACAGCTAAAGACTTTTACGCTACTGGTTCTTCTACTGGTAGTATTTCTAACAACAAAGGAGCCACAGGGTTTTGGATTTCTGGTTCAGTTTACGGAGACTCAGTTCTTACTTCACAAGGTGGAGAAGCATTAGCAGTAACAGAATTTCAAACAGATACAGTATATGAGATAGGTCTTTCAAGAGTAAGTGGTAGTAGTGTAGTTTATCTATTATATCCAGACCCATCTGAAATAAGAAATTAGGAGTAAAAAATGGCATTTAATGATATATTTAAAGACGAAAACGAATACAACGAAAAAGCAATTATAGGTTTTATGTCTTTCGGAGTAATGACATTAACAGCGGTAATTGATATAGTTACTGGAGCGTTTGGAAAAGAATTGTTGATACAAGAATTTATTTATAATTCATTTGTATGGATTACATTAGGTTCATTTGGTATCGCAGGTGCAGAAAAAGTAATGGGTAATGGTAATCAAAATAATGGTTCAGTAGTAGTAGAACCAACAGATGAAGACGACCAATACGCATAAAAAATAGTTATTTAAAAGGTTTTAACAAAAGGAGTTAATCAAATGACAGAACAGAAGTTCCCTACGGAAATCATAGATTTGCCGTCACAAGGACACTTTTACCCAGAGGATAATTTATTATCAACTGGTAAAGTAGAAATGAAATATATGACTGCTCGTGAAGAAGATATTCTCACATCAGTTAATTTAATAAATCAAGGTAAGGTATTAGACAAACTATTAGAAGCATTAATTGTTGATAAAAAAGTTGACTATAACACACTATTAGTTGGTGATAAAAATGCATTACTTATCGGAGCAAGAATATTAGCATATGGAAAAGAATATAGTTTTCGTTTTGTTGATATGCATGGAGAAGTAGTTAAAGTAAAAGCCGATTTAACACAATTAAAAGAAAAAGAATTAGATTTATCTAAATTTGAAAAAGGTATAAATTCATTCTCTTTTGAATTACCAAAAACAAAAAGAACATTAACATATTCTATTCCTACACATTTAGACGAAGTTAATACGGAAACTGAAATTGAAGCTCTTAAAAAGGTTTACAATAAAAAAGATTCAGTTGATAAAACATCATCTACCCGTTTAAAACATCTTATAAAATCAGTTGATGGAAATATTGATAGAAAGTATATTAACAAATTTGTTGATAACGAATTTCTTTCAGTAGATTCATTAGAATTTAGAAGTTTTGTGATATCATCCTT